GGACCTAATTAAACGAGGCCAGCAACGATAGCTGGGTCAACTGCGTAGGCCAATGTTTCGTTCTCCGCAACAAGCGTAACGCTGTATTTAGAACCGTCAGCGCGGACCGTCCCAGAACCTTCGCCGAATGCGCTAACTTGCAAGTATGGAAAATACCAATAATTGCCGTTTGCGTCACCGATTACAGCGTTCAAGTATTGTTGACCAGCTGCAAGAACTTTAATAGCGCGGCTTTTCTCTTGGTCGCGGCGGTGAAACATTAAGTTAATAGTTTGAGTAACGTAAGACGAACCGTTAATTAAGTCGATAGTTCCGTCTTCGGTAAAGCTACCAGTATTACGTTTGAACTCTAAAGCTACGTAAGGGGCAGTTTTTGTAATTGCAGTTACTTCCCAGTTCGTACCAGTTTCGTCTGTCGTAATACCAGTAATGTTGTCTTGTTGGTTAATCAACAAAGTATAAATCCCGCCCGAATTGTTCAAGCAGTCTTTTAGGATTTCTTCTAAAGTAGCACAAGCCATTTTTTCTAGTTTTTTTTAGTTATAAAAAAGGGCGGCGTATTATGGCCGCCCCGTATCATTTTAAATTGTGTCTAACGATTAGTCGAAACAAACGTTATACATTACAATTTGGTCTGGGTTCGTGTAAGCAAAACCAGCTTTCAAGTTAGCACGTGTACGGATATACGGCTCAGCAACTGAATCAGAAAGGTTAACCGCTTTTAATGCTTTAGCATCGCCCTCAGCGTCGAACGCGTAGATAAGGTCTGTTTTCAAAGCAAGAACCATAGTGTTAACTGGCATACCCTCAGCAAGAACAATTTTAATACCTAAGAAAGTAGGTGCTAAAGGTGCAGTAACATAAGTCAAAGTGTTGCCAGATGCAGCAGCAATTTGGTAGTTAACGAATACGTCAGAAGAAACGAACATACGAAGGTCAGCGCGCTTAGATTGTACGGCAGCTGGTGAAGCTTGTAGCACGGCAGTCATTTGTGCAAGAACATTTGAGCTAGTAATAGCACCATTGTAAAGGCCGTTTACTGCATTGTCAGCACAAAGTTGTTTAATGTAACCGTCACACAAAGAAAGAACTGCATCTTCGCTTTCTGTGTCACCTTGCCAACGGATTAACTCTAAGTCGTTACCGATACGGCCAGCCATTTCATTCCAGTAGTAAGACATGAAAGAAGCTACTGTGAAGTCGCCGTTTGAACCTTGCGACATTTGCAAAGCTAAGAAAGATTGCTCGAGGTCAAATTGACAAATTTGCGCGAGGGCTGATAACGGACATACCGTAATGTCAATAGCGTCAAGGTTGTCCGTAGGAGAACTGAAGTTGCATGAACTTGGGGCGAGCAAGTTACCGAATGTGACGTTTGCCAATTTAGTGGCTGACTTAATTCCTGGCAAAGTGCGGTAATTGTCCGCGATGTCTTCGGTTAAGTAAGCTTTTGAGTAGAACTCGTCTGGGTTAGGACATAACAACGCGTTTGTGTCTACGTCCAAGTCAAATTTAAGATTTCTCATTTTGTTGGTTTTTATTTTGTTTTTATTTGTTTACTTGTTTGATGCGCGAAAGGCTTTGAACTTGTCAAATACGCTTGACATTTTTGTGTCTTTAGCCATTTCGATTTCTTCTTCTTCGCGAATTACGCCCATTTCTTCGATTTGGTTTTTCAAGTCTGCAATCATTCCGATTACTGCGTTAACTTGTTCTTCGATAATAGGCATAACAACCGCTTTGATTGCTTCGGCGTCCGTAGCTGGATCAACTGCCATTGCAGTTTCAGTTACTTCTTCTTCGATTACTTCTTCTTCGGTTACGCTCGTGTCTTCCATAGCAACTTCTTCGGTAACTTCTTCGGTTACTTCGGCCATTTCTTCTTCGACAACTGGTACTTCTTTTACTTCTACTACTTGGCCATCTTTAACCACGTAGATTTTGCCTTCTAAAAGGTGTTCTCCGTCTGGGAAATTCATATTATTTTGTTTTAAGTGTTTACTTAATTTCATACCCAGAAAGCCTTCAATAGAAAAACCGACTTGTTCGTTTTTTACTAGCGTGTTGTAATAGTCTACGTCGGTAACTTGAGCCGTTAACATTAACGTGCCTTTAGGAACTTCGATGCCGTAGGTTGTATATGCTTTGTCTTGGGTAGGGTTTTCGACTATCCACGCTTCAAGAATGTAAGCGGGAACGCCTTTGTTTTGGTCATGCTCTAAATTGAAAACGTTACGGTTTTGCAAGTCACGCATAAACTTTACGTGTATTTGTTCGATTGTTTCCTCGTCAAATGTTACGTAGTATTCTTCTTCGTCGCGTCTGTAAATTTCCATCGGGATCATTGCGGGCGCGGTAACTCTGTATTTTAGTTCGTCGGCAAAGAAATGTTTAGCCACGTTTGAAAATGCTAAACCCTTAACTTTAATAGCGGGGTTTGAAGTGAAAGCAATTTGTTCGATGCCTAAATCTTCGCCGTCGCTATACTCGGGGTCTATTGTAATTTTGTAAACGGGTAAGTCGTTAACCATAACGATATTAAAAAAAGCCTATATTTGTTCAAAAATTATATACTATGGTTACTATTTTAAACAAAGAAATTCCTAACGAATTAAACGAGTTGACTATCCAGCAGTTCGAAGACATTACAGAAATTCATGCTAACGAAAAGCTAGACCACGTCGAAAAACACTTAGAGGTTTTTAAGTACATGGGCGCACCAGAAGAAATTGAAGACGTAGACTTCGAAGACTTTAAAGAATACATTCGTCTTTTCAACACGGCAAAAGCCCCCGAAGGCATTTTATTGAAACGCTTTGAAGCGGAGGGGTATACGTACCAAGCCTACGACGAAGAATGGAAACTAAGCGCAAAAGAAACTAAGCTAATTGAAAAGATTTTAAACAACAAACACAAAGGGTATATTTCCGAGGTGCTAGCGGTATTGTTTAAACGTACCGACCTAGGTAAAAACGAACACTACACCGACGCTCATGTAAAGTTTAAGGCAAAAATTATACGTGAACTACCCGCCGAGGTTGCCGTACCTTACCTAGTTGCCGTAGCCGAAACAATTAACAAACAAGTTCAAAGCCTTAATGAACCTACCGCATAGTTGGCACGACGTTAAGCTATATCAGTTTAAGGAACTCCGCGCGCTTAAAGATGCGGGCGGGTTCTTTAACATTCAGCTAGAAACATTGGCTATTTTAGCGGACGTAAGCACGGACGAAATAGAAGAACTAACGCTAGAGGAAATAGCCACGTTATTCAAGTCTGTAAAATGGGTGCTACATGAACCTAAAAAGGGCTTGTCTAACGAACTATTGCTAGACGGGGAAACGTACACCTTACAACCATTCAAGAAACTAACGCTAGACGAGTTTATAGACCTTGAATATTTTCTACAAAACGACTACTTAGTACATATTTCGCATATAGTTTCCGTGTTTTGGCGTCGTACTCGCCTAGATGAGTGGCAAAATGTACAATTTGAACCCTATATATTTAGCCCTTTTGATCGTAACGAACTATTCGACGACGTAGAAATAACAAAAGTCTACGGCATTTTAAATGAATACCTAAAATATAGGGAAAATTTCATGCAAAAGTACACGGCTTTGTTCAATTCAGACGACGAACCAGACGACGAAAAGCTAGACCCTAAAGATTTCGACACCATAGAGGAATATAAAGACGAATTAAAGGCCCAAGAACAAAGCAAAAAAGCCCGCAAGTGGGGCTGGGAAAGTTTGATTTACGACTTATGCGAAGGTGACTTTACAAAAATAAAGGCAGTCGGTGAACTGCCCTTAATACTAGTTTTTAATATGCTTGCAATGCGTAAAGAAATGGGCTTACTTGAAACCCCTAAAGGCTAACGCCGCGTTAAAGTCGCCACCGATTGGTTCGAACGTGTAAATAATGCTTTTCTTGTCGCCCAAAATTCTAGCTACTTGCAGAATAGGGTAACGCTTTGTCATCCATTCCGTGTATTGTGCGTATATTTCTGCGGTTATTCCCTCGGCGTTTAGGCGTTGGGTAAGCTTTGCGCAAAGGTCAAAGGGTAACATGTTTACAGTTCCGTTGTTTAGAAACCCGAAATAGTACATTGCTACAATTTGTATTTCTAATTCACCAAGGGCGGGTATCTTTGCGTTAATACGGATTGAATCGTAAAGCGCTTGCGTGTCTATTAAAGCTTCTTCGGCAATAATACGGCGCAATGTCTTTGCGATCTTATTACGTGTTTTATAAAGAACGTTAAACGTCCCGTTATTCTTGTATGCCATTTGCTAGAAAGTTAGGTTCGTATGGAAACTCCTCAGTTGTTGCGTGTCCAGCAAATGCGTGTTTTGGGTTCTTTGGTTCTACTAAGTTAGCCCCGAAGTCGTAAAGCTCAGAACTCATAACATCGTAGTGATAGCCTTCTGCGTAGATAGGTTCTTCGATTACTTCCATTCCATCCATTACTGGAGGGGTCAATAGGATGAGACCGATTTCAACAACTGCTTGTACTCCGCTTCCGTATGCTTCGTGTTTTTCTCCGTCAATACCTTCGACCTCGATTAGTATTCCTTTTGCGTAAAGGTCGGCAACTGCTGCCGCCTTGTCTGAATAAGTCAGTTTATATATGCTTGTCATATCGTTGTAAGTTGTGCGAGTTGAGTGTTTGTAAGGCGAGTTTTCCAAAGGGCGGTAGCGTTTACATTGACATTTGACATATTACTAACATCTGCCCCATTAATTTCAAATGCGCTCATTGTTGGAATGTTTCCGCTTGTATCAGTTCCGATAAGCTGGCCGTCTATATAAAATGCAAAATCATTTTGCTTGTAGGCAATAGCGAGTTTATGTCTGCCATTTGAAAGTGTGGATGTTGAAAAAGCGAATTGCTGAACGCCTCCTATGTATGACTCACATACAAAAATATTATTTCCTACTTGATATAAAAAAATAGAGTTCATATAAGCATTTGCTCCCACCGAGTTTGCAATCATAAAAATGAAAAGACTCGCTTGATTAGGTTTGAAAACATCCACAAAAAATGTCCCCTCAGTTTGCCCTATAAGCGAACTAATACCAGTCTTTGAAATAACATCTGCGTTGCGTGTTACACTTGCTGAGGTTGTAGGTATGTAGGAAGTAGGGTAAGCGCCAGCTTCGGCTTGAGCACCATAAACATATATACCACTTGTTCCAGTACCTACAAAACTATTTTGACCCGAATTGTTTATCAAGCCTAATCCAAATGCTTTGTTTCCAGAAGTTCCAACAGTTGTTGCTGATACTCTTATAAAGCCATTAGCGTACTCCTCAACAGTTGCGTTAGTAAAATTAGAAGAAGTGCTTACTACTGACATAGTAGAAATGTTAAAAACAACCCTTCCTCCATCAGAATAATTTTCAATACAGCATCTGCTATATTCTGCCTCTTTAACAAAAAATGATATTGTTGTAGGGCTTGCTAAACCAACTATAAAACGTAATATTCCGTGTTGCGCATTGTTCGTGTTGTCATTCAGCTTTGATGCGTTTACCAATCCGTCTGGACTGATTATAGCTGAAGCAATTATAGAAGCGTCAGTTTTGCTCCAAGCAGCGTTATCAAAAGACGAACTCCAAGTGTAAATATTAGTTCTTTGCGGTTCTACAAGTAAACTTGGACAAGTACCATTTGAGTAGTCAAGTCTTGGGATGTTAAGTCTTGTTTCCGTTTTTTGGTAGTCTTTAGCGGTTGAGCCTTCGACAAGTTGTGCGCCCCAAACATAAAAATCACCAGTTGATGATGTAGCCGCCGCCCTTGCTGCACTTGCTGAATCAATAGCAAAAATATCAATAGCAGCACCAATGCCACTTGTAAAGGACATTGTGCAGCGATACCAACCATCCCCATAGTCTTCAATTTGAGGTGTACAATTAGCGTAAGAGCCTAAAACACCATCTTGTAAATCAAAATTAGCGTAAGGGTCTGAATCATTGCCGATTAAAAATTGTGTATATCTATGCGTTCCTTTCTTCATAAACCAACTCAAAGAGTATGTGCCATTCAATGATACAAGTTGATAAATTAATTTTGTATTGGTTCCTGCATCTAAAGTGAACTTATCCGCAGTTAAAGTGCCATCGGGTGCGGTTGTGTTATTAGCGGTAATAGTTCCATTTATTAAAACCCAAGCCGCATTGCTAAAATCTTGGCTATATTGTGCAAGATTGTAAGGCACTAACTCCACCAAGCCAGCAGAGTTTACTCTTGTTGCGGTGGTCGCTCGTGTTACTGACATATCGCCAGAACCATCGGACGGAATAACGGAATAAAGTTTGCCCTCTTTATATCCGTTTGGCGTTACAATTAAAGAGGCAGTATCTAATAGGCTCATATATCAAATGAATTTAAAGTAATTTCTAAACAAGTTTCGGCTTCGAACACCCCGCCATCGGTGGCTATCCTATCCATAAAAATATCTATAAGGTCAGCGTTCGCTTGTATTTGTAATGCAAGGGCTTGAATCCATGATCCGTTTACGGGCGCAGTTGCTCCGAAGTCCTCGGCTAATGCTTGAATCCATGCTTCGCCTTCTTCTTTGTTTACGTTAAAAAAGTCACAAAGGGCCTCTAGCCAAGTGCCGTTTACCGTTTGGGTTATTCCGTAGTGGTAACATATTGATTGCCACAAGTTCCCGTTTACGTCCGCCGCTTGTAAGTCGTGCGCTATGGTGTGCAGCCATGATTGATTGTAAATAGCCATAACAATATTATTTTAATTAGTCCCCTTGTTTTAGTGGGACGGCGCAGTCGGTCCAATTGTTTACGCAGAAAGTTGCGGACATAACCCACCCCGCCGCGTAGTCTAACAAGTCGTTGTTTAACGGCGTAAAAGTTGGCGTATCTACAAAGTCAAAGTCGTAGTTTGTAGAATTGATAAAGTAGGTAAACAAGTCGTATAGTATTTGCTGGCAGTCGGACAAAATTACGTTAATATTTGCGCGGTCTTTTTGGATTATGTCAAAGCAATAAATGTCTAACACAAAGTCGTTCGTGTTTTCGGTGGCTAAAGCTGACACGGGAACTATAAAAACAATAGGGTATTTCTCGTCTTTAGTAGCGAAGTTAAACATTTGTTCTTGAAAGTCCGAACCAACCTTTTTAACTTGTACATGGTTGTTGTAAAACGTTTCAATTTCGTTAATGAGTGCTTGGTAACTTGTCATAATTCAGACCCTTGTTTAATTTTATTGATTTTACTTTGCGTGTTTGTAATGTCGCTTTCGCTTACAATGGCTTGCACTACTATGTTTTGGTTTGTGCTTACGCTTTGCGGTTGGCCTACCGTGTTTAACTGGTTGCCTTGTCCAAACATTTGAACCGCTGGTGTTAATGGGCTAACGCTTGTAGACGATCCACTAGGCGAACTACCACCGCCACCGCTTACCGTACCGCTAGGGTTTGTAAGAAGTGTTTTTGCTTTAGCTATGTTCGTGGTAATTTGTAGAATACCCGACGCGAATTGTGCAATACCAGCCGCACCCGCTGACACCCCGTTGAAAGGGTTTGACTGCGAGGCCGCAACTAGAGCCGAAATAGCTTTTGCCGTGTCGATACCTATCTGGATCAATGCGCTAGCCTTGTTGAAGTTTTCTAGTTTCTTTTGGTCTTTAATAAAGGCGTTCCCTAGTGCGCCTATGCCGTTTACCACGTCACTGGCTAAAGTTAGTTTAGCGTCGCGTTCGTTTTTAGCGTCTTCAATTTTCTTTAAGCTAGCTTCTTTTTCGTCTTTTGCTACTTTGTCGTTAATAGCTTTAATTTCTGCCGCGCGTTTTTCCTCTATCGCTTTGGTGTCCATGCCGTATTGTTCGGCTAGTGCTATAAGTTCAAAATACTTTGTTTGTACGGCGTCTATTTCGCGTTGTGCGTCCGTCATTTTCAACTGGCGCACTGTTTCCTCAAAGTCTTCTTGTGCTTGTAGTTGTACGTTTTCGTTGTCTTTGATTGCTTTGTTTATGTCCGCTTGTCGTTTTGCGGCAGCGTCCGCTTGCACTTTTGCGCTTGCATCTAGTTCCGCTTGTTTTTGGCTTTCGTATAGCTTAGTAAGTTCGACTTTTTCTTTGCCCGTAAGGTTTTCGTTTTTCTTTACGTCTTCAATTAGGCGTCTATATTTCTCGTTTGTCGTAGCTATTTCGCGTTCGTTCTCGTCGGCGATCAAAGCTATTTCTATGTCCTTAATTGTACGCGCTGCGTCTAGTCTATTCTTAGCGTAGGCCTTTGCGTTTTCCACGCGTTTAGCGTTAGCCTCTTTGTCCTTTTGTTCTTGTTCGGCTGCGTCTTGAATTTCTAGCAATTGGCGTTCTTTACGTCCCTCGCTTAATATCTTTTTTTCAGCAGCAATTTGTTCGCGTAATTTCTTACGGCGTTCTAGGTTGTCTTTAGATGCTATCTTTTGTAGTGCTGCGTATTCCTTTTGTTGGTCACTTAGACGACCTTGCGCCTCTTTGCTTACTGCCTTTGACTTAGCCACCTCTAGATCCGTGGTATCTTTACCCGCTGCCTTTGCTTTGGCTATTTCTATGTCGTATGCGTCACTAACTTTCTCGGCGCGTTTCTTAGAACTTTCGGCAGCCTTTTCGTTAGCCTTCGCCATTTTCTTTGCGTTTTCTTCGGCGGCGTAATTGGTTAAGCCCATTTCATCCGTTAGCTTTTTAAAGCCGTTTATAATAGCGTTTATGGGCGCCATTAATAAATTAAATGCTTTTTCTAGTGCGCCTATTTTTGCTAAGAAGGTAACGAAAGCAATAACTAAACCAGCTATAATTGCAGCTAGTAGAAATAAAGGGTTCGCTAGAATTTGAGCGCCTAGTCTTACAAAGGCCCCGCCTAACGTTTTTACCGTGCTAGTTATGCCTTTAATCGCACCGCTTATTTCCGCTTTGCCTACACCACCCAAAGCCTTACTAAATACCTTTGCTTTTTCGCTTGCGCCCTCAAAGTCTAGGCTAGCTAGGTCGGCTTGTATCATGCCAAAGGAATTGCTTACCGCCTCAAATTTTGAACCCGTGTTAAAGACGCCTACTTGTTCGTTTACGTCTTTAAGTTTGTCCGCTAGTTCACCCGCTTTCTGGGCTAGCTTAGTCATTGTTTCGGGATCTGTTGCGTTAGCTATTTCGCCCTTAACCGCTTTAAGTTCGGCTTTAATAGCAGCAATGCCCGTAAGTTTTAAAGGAATTTGTACTTCATTCATAACTATATTAACCTTTTAGTAAGTGCGAATTTCTAGAGTTGTGTTATTTAATACGTTGTCTTGGTGGCTATGCCCCGAAGTCCTACAAGTAACTACTACTATATTGCCGTCCGTGTTTATGTAGGCGCTTGTAAGGTAGTCATGTTCTACGTTATTAATCATTACATAGGTTGTAAGCGTGTCTAGTGGTAAATCTGCAGCCCCTAAATATTCACCTTGGGCAGTTCTAAACCATCGTACATTGCCTATGTTATTGGCTAATTCTAAGGCCGTAGGCGCAGCCGTTCCGACTTGGGTAAGGTTAGCTATGTAAGACGTTGCTTGCGTGGCTATGCCGTTAATTCTAGGTGTTATAATTCCGTCTTCATTTAGCGTTCTATCGTCGCCAATAACTAAGCCGCGAACACCTGGTGCAATTGTGTTACGCGTGCCGTACACCGCTACGTTTGCACCCTCTAGGATGAGGTTACCAGAGGACATGCGCG